AAAACAGGTAAAGCTTCTAAAAAAAAGCGGGTGTAGTTTAATGGTAGAACTTCAGCCTTCCAAGCTGACTGTGAGAGTTCGATTCTCTTCACCCGCTCCATCAAAAATGCGCCCATAGCTCAATTGGATAGAGCGTTTGACTACGGATCAAGAGGTTAGGGGTTCGACTCCTCTTGGGCGCGCCATAAAAACAAACATTTTCGAGTTCATAAGAACTCTTTTTTTGTGGCTTATTCCATCTTTTATGAGGAAAGCAATCGGAGTTAAATGAGCTGACTTTAGAATAGTTTTTTAATTTCTTGTTAGAATTAGATCAAAAGCTCGCTTGGGTATCACCTTGTAACAGCCGTTTAAAACGATGGATTCTTGACAATTTTCAGGAACGCGACAAAATATTAATCTTGAATTCCAGATTAATTTGATGAGTGTTAAGACAAGTCCTAATATAAGGCTAATGATTATAATTATGGTAAATTTATTGACTTTACATAGGGGGTGTGATAAGATAATTAAGTTGTTAGCGATGAATATTTTTGAAAATGGAGTAGTACTCAAGTTGGCTGAAGAGGTGCCCCTGCTAAGGGTATAGGTCGGGAAACCGGCGCGAGGGTTCAAATCCCTCCTACTCCGCCATTTTAAACGGGAAGTGGCTCAGCTTGGTAGAGCACCTGGTTTGGGACCAGGGGGTCGCAGGTTCAAATCCTGTCTTCCCGACCATTGAAAACTTAAAACTTAAAACGCGGGTGTAGTTTAATGGTAGAACTTCAGCCTTCCAAGCTGACTGTGAGAGTTCGATTCTCTTCACCCGCTCCATTTAAAAGTCATACACCTTAAGGGTGTTTTTTTATATAAAATTAAGTCAAATGATTGGATAAAAAAATTTAAGAAGCTCTTAGAGAAGACATAATTAGTAGAAATCCATTAGAGTGGGCAATATCGTCTCTAACTATTACTTGAAAAAGCATGACTACAAAGCGGATTCTCTCTCAGTCGGAGAGGTTAGTTAAACTTTACCCTAATAACTTGATAAATTTAAAAATTGTTGTGTTTTTAAATTATTGTAACTACTGAAAAAAAGCTTGTGATTATTGTTGCATCACAAGCTTTTTTTATAATATTCCATTGTTAATTAGCTGATTGATTTGGAGCCAGTCCTGTTGATTCTCGTTTCAGAAGGGTTGAGGGAAACAAAATTTCTCGGTAAGGAGCTGATTTGTGTTTCATTCTCCACACCAGTTGCTGGAAAGCACATGTTCCATAGTACCGTAAATCAATGTCTAAGGTTGTTATTTTAGGATTCGTTAACTTAGACAATTGTCCATTGTCATAACTACAGATCGAGATATCATTAGGAATATGGAAATTATGTTGTTGTAAATAAGAATTAACGTAAAAACTTAACCCATCATTGACACAAAACCAAGCGGTGGGTTGTTCATTTAGAGAGTCTAAGTATGAGAAAATTTCTTCTTCTGACTCGGTTATATGGGTCATAATAAATTTAGGATTGGGTATTAACTCATTTTTTCGATAAGCCAGGAAGAATCCCTCTAAGCGTTCTTCATAGCTAGGAGAGAAAGAGGTGTTCCCGATAAAACCAATCGTTTTATGATTTAATTTCATTAAATAGTCAACGGCTTGAAAAGCTCCAAACCGATTGTTGGTTAGAATACAGTCTGCTTGAATGCCTGGATAATGGTGATCAATGATGACCGTAGGAATTTTTGTTTTAATAATTTGTTCAATATATTCATCACTGATGTGAGACAGAATAATAACGCCGTCTACTTCACCATTTTCTATGACTTGTGGCAACATCAATGATTTTCTTTGCTCATTGTTAATCGATTGAACAAATAAATGCCAATTTTCTTTGGCCACTGACTCTTCAATACTTAAATAAATTTTCCCAAAGAAATCTCTCATAGAGAAGGCGAAATCAGATGCGATTAGCGCGATAGATTTCTGGTTTATGTCAAAAGCGTTTGCTTCTTTATTGCGATAATGGTATCCTAATTCTTCTGCCGTTTTGATAATTAATTCTTTTGTTTCTTCGCTCACTCCCCTTTTTCCTCTTAAAGCTTGTGAAACAGAATTTTTTGAAATCCCTAATTTATTGGCTATGTCTTGCATGGTAACTTTTTTCATGAGAATTCCTTTCCAGTTTTCGTCTTCATCTTTTTCGCCGTGAGGGTTATCTTTATTATAGTAGAAATTTAGCGAAAGTCAAGTTTGTAGCTATTATTTACAAAAGCATATAATTACAAAAGATTACTATTACTAAATTCGTAATGATAAAATAACGAGAGAAAACGCTTAAAAATAATGTTGACTTAATGATAATATAATGTTAAAATCATTTCATAGTTTGGACTTTATTTCCTTTTGTAAGGGTATTAGTTGACATAACAGCTAATGTATAGCGATAGGATGGTTCAAAATAAAAATTGGGAGGTAAGTCATGATGAAGTTTAAAGCAAGCTTAATTTTGTTTTTGATGAGTACGATAATAATGACTGGTTGTGCAAATAACGTGACACAAGTTGATCAAGATGACACTTTAGTGATTAATGGAGATTATGTGGTACCTCCTGCAGCTCACGGGAATCCTTTTATTGGCGGCTATATAAACGGGATTGAGCCTTATATGCAAGACAACTTATTTGTCTATGCTCCGTTTCCCGATGGTGAATTTAAACCTCATTTAGGTGAAAGTTTTTCTTTTGAAAACGGAATTTTAACTTTAATTTTAAAGGAAGATTTAAAATGGAGTGATGGGACATCGTTAACTACCAAAGATGTTGAGACGGCTTTATATATGAACGTGGGCCGACGACAAATATGGGAAGTTTTAGAAGAGATTGAGGTGGTGGATGAAACCACGATGGCATTTCATTTTAAAACAAATAGTGATCTTGCTGTAAATATGTTATTTGACATTAAAATGAATGCGCCTACTTCACACTATGAACAATGGGCAAATGTTTATAAAGAGGTGGCGCTAACCGGGAGGACTTGGCATCCAGAAACCAATAGTTTTTGGTTTTCTGAAGAAGCAAATGAGAAATTAAGAGAGATCAATTTGGATTTAGAAGAATTTCAACCAAATGTGGAAGAAATCGTTGGTTCAGGACCCTTCAAAGTTCAAGCTTTGACGACGTCAGAAGCTTTATTAGTGCAAAATGAGCACTATCGCGAAGTTTTAGATATTAAAAATTTGCAAGTGATGCGTGTTGTCACGCCTGAAAATGCTGCGGTTGCCATGATGGACGGGACGTTAGCCATTCACAGTGGCGGTATTGTTCGAGAAGTGGAAGATACCATAAGAGAGAGTGTTGAGGGTTATCGGGCCCAGTATGTATCGGAATTTTCGCAAATGGCCGTTGTTTTTAATGTAGACACATATCCAGCCAATGTTAAAGAGTTTAGACAAGCCATCGCTTATTTAATTAATCGTGATGAACTCATGCCTTTAACAGAACCAGGAAGTTTACCAGCTGAAACTACTTTAAGTGGGCTGCCTCTTACCTTGCAAGATAGATGGAATGTCAGTGATTTTGCTAATGAGCAATTAACAGATTATCGTTTCGATCCAGCCAAAGCAGAAGCTTTATTAACAGCTATTGATTGGGAACAAAATAGCGAAGGAATCTGGACAGATGATCAAGGAAATGTCGTAAGTTTTGAACTAGCTGTTAACAACGGATGGGTTTCAGCGATGCTTCCTGGGGAAGCGATTGCAACGAGGTTACAAGAGTTTGGTTTTGTTGTTCAATTCAGACCGATGGAAGGCTCGGCTTTCAACGATTACTTCACAAATATGGAACATACTTTAGCCATTGAATTTGCGCCGACTGGTAATGTTTTATATGCTCACCCTTATGGGGCTTATGAAGCTCTTTATCGATCAAGACCGTTTTTATTAGGATTAACTCCCGATGAATTTGGCGATATAATCATAACCTTTGAAGGTGAAGAGATCAATGTCACGAATTTAGTGAAGCAATTATTTAATGCTGAGAAAGATGAAGTTACTGAAATAACAGAGCAATTAATGAAAATAACTAATGAAGGCGTTTATTTTATTCCTTATTTAGAAAAAGGATTCCCATTACGAACTCTTTCAAATTCCTTGAACTTAGGGTTTGAGATGGATGAAATCATTAGAGATGCGAGATTTTCTGGTGTAGGTGAAAATTTAATTGCTACTTTAATTAAAGAAAAAGTCATTACCCTTAGTCAATAGTTTCAAGGTGCCTGATGGGCACCTTTTCTAAATTAAATAGAAGCAGAAAGGAGAAGTTATGGGAAAAAAGATTTTGATTCTAATTTTAACAATTGTATTTGCGATTATCGTCACCTTTTTAATCATTCAGCTAATGCCTGGTGATCCTGTGGATACACTGGCAAGAGAAATGGTGACGACTCAAGGAATCCCTTATGATGAAGCTTATAGGCGAGCTGTTGCACAGATGAACTATGATCCAAATATGCCACTACTCCAACGGTTATTTGAATTTTCAAAAGGGCTGCTGTCGGGGAACTTAGGGCAATCTATGCGATATAAAACAGATGTGAGAGAGATCGTGATGTCTGCCTTGCCGTGGACTCTATTAATTACGGGGATTTCAACTATTTTTGCTTTTGTTGTCGGGATGATGATAGGTATGTATAGCGCTTGGAGAAACAGTAAAAAATTAAATTTTGCAATTGATGCTTCTGTTTCGATTTTGGGTGCTATCCCTGAATATATTATTGGATTTTTCTTAATATTGATTTTTACCGTGGTACTGGGATGGTTTCCATCAAAAGGGGCTCATTCAACCATGGTAGAAGTAGGTTTTAATTTAAACTTTATGGCTGATGTGATTAATCATGCAATCTTACCGATCATGGCGTTTTTTACTGTCAATGTGGTGAGCTGGATCGTCAACATGAGAGCAACCGCCTCTGCTGTACTGGGAGAGGATTATATTCAATATGCTAAAGCCCGAGGCATTAGTCAAAATAATATTGTGGTTAAATACGTGGGTAGAAATGCCATGTTACCTATGATTACATCTCTAGCTACTACTTTTGGCCTCTTAGTTGGAGGTTCGCCATTAATTGAAAATTTATTTGCTTATCCTGGTGTGGGCTATTACTTAAATAATGCCATGGCTAATCGCGATGTGGTGTTGATGCAAGGAATGTTTTTTGTCATTATTATTACGGTCATTTTTTGCAACTTCTTAGTTGAGCTTTTATATGGATTTATCGATCCTAGATTAAGAAGGAAGGGGAGAAATTAGATGAATAAAATAAAAGAACTATTTGTTAGTGTGCTAAGTTTTATTAAAGTGATTTTGGCTAATAAACAAGCGGTTACAGGAGCTGTGATTCTGTTAGTTTTTATTTTAATGGCTGTTTTAGGTCCTATTTTCTTAACACCTGATACAGCCGATTATAGTCAGAGATTGCAAGGACCTTCTTGGCGATATCTTCTGGGAACTGATTTTGCCGGAAGAGACACGTTAAAGCAATTTATTTTAGGCTCTAGAGAGGTCTTATTAATCGCCTTTTATGCGGGTATTTTCACGATCACGGCCGGAGTTGTGATTGGGATTACAGCGGGGCTAATAGGGGGTTATGTGGATGATGTCTTAATGATGATCACGAATATCGTGCAAACGATCCCTAATTTTCCTGTTTTAATGGTCATGTCCATAGTGGTTAATGCCGATAATGCGATGGCTTTTGGTTTTGTGTTAAGCGTTTGTTCATGGGCAGGGTTGGCGAGAGCGATTCGCTCTCAAACACTCACCTTAAAAAATCAAGATTTTGTGGAAGCTAGTCAAGTTTTAGGCATGCCGAAATCTTATCTGATTGTTCACGATATTTTACCTAATGTAGTTTCTTATATAGCCGTTAATTTTGTGATGGTGATGAAGTCCTCAATTTTGGCAAGTGTGGGTCTCATGGTTTTAGGGCTGGCTCCATTTAGCGGAGAACATTGGGGCATTATGTTAGATATGGCCTTAAATCGAACGGGAGCTTTATTTGGAACAGAAGCCCTGATTTATTTATTGGTGCCCATTACGGGAATTATTTTGTTTCAACTGGGGTGTTTTATGTTTAGTAAAGGGCTGGACGATGCGTTTAATCCTCGAATTAGAACGACGATGATGAGTAAGCAGCGCCAGAAAAAACATAAGCAAATCTTCAAAATAAAAGAGGTGTAAACGTGGAGAAACTGTTAAAGTGTAAAAATATGACCGTTGAATATGAGGTGCGTAATCATGATGAAAATAAAGTATTAAAAGCAGTAGAGGATGTTAGTTTAACGATTTATAAAGGTGAAATGCTCGGGATTATTGGTGAGAGTGGGAGTGGTAAATCCACTTTAGCATCAGCGGTTCTTAATTTAATTAGGGAACCAGGAAGAATTTCTGAAGGGACAGTTACTTATTTTAATGGTGTAAATTTGTTAGCTTTATCGGAGAAAGAATACAGACAATATAGGTGGAAAGATATTGCAACTGTTTTTCAAGCGGCTCAAAATGCTTTAAATCCCATTGCTACCGTTCAGGATCATTTTGTGGAAACTTATTTGGCTCATTTTCCCAAAACGCCTGAAGATCAAATCTTAGAGAGAGTAAAGGAATTATTGCAATTTGTCAGATTAGATGAGTCCGTGCTAGCTTCTTTTGCCTTTGAGTTAAGCGGAGGGATGAAACAACGGGTCTTAATCGCTTTAAGTTTATTGCTTGAACCGAAGCTTATTATTTTAGACGAACCGACAACAGCTTTAGATGTCATCACTCAATGGTATATTTTAGAAATCTTACGAAAAATTAATCAAGAAAAGCAAATTGCGATTGTTTTTTTGACTCACGACATTTCTATTATTGGATCCATGGTAGATCGGATCGCTGTCATGTATGCGGGACAATTTGTGGAAGTAGGCGCTGTTTTAGACGTATATGAGCAGCCCAAGCACCCTTATACGAAAGCGTTGTTGTCCGCCATTCCTTCTTTGTTTGATGAGGTTACAACAAGGAGATCTATCAAGGGCTCACCGGTCAATATGCTAGATTTAAAAGGCGAATGTCGCTTTAAAAGTCGTTGTTCGTTAATGAAAAAAGTGGGTTGTAATGGGAAAGAGGAAAATAGTGATGCGTTACTTGAAACAAATAAAAATCATTACTCAAGATGTGCTTATTGGAGGGAACTGTAAATGAGTAGTTTAATTGAATTGGTAAATGTTTGCATGGATTTTGGTGAAAAACAGAAATTCAGAGTTTTAAAAGAGATTAATTTACAAATAGGTGCAGGCGAGATTTTAGCGGTAGTGGGAGAAAGTGGCTGTGGCAAAACCACATTAGGAAAGCTCATCGCTAATATTCATCAAGCAAGTCATGGAACAGTGATCTACAAGGGGAAGAAGGTTGCTGATTTAAGTAAGGCAGAATATAAACAGTTCCGAACGGACGTGCAAATGGTTCATCAAGATTCTTTTGCGGCTTTAAACCCCAATAAAACTATTTTTCAATCTTTAAGTGGGCCTATTTTATACCATAAAATAGTTAAAGATAAACAGGCTGCTTTAGTGAAATGTACGGAATATTTAGAAGAGGTAGGTTTGACGCCAGTTGATCAATATTTATTTAAATATCCTCATCAGCTAAGCGGAGGACAAAGACAAAGAATTTTACTGGCACGAGCTCTGTTAATGAAGCCAAAATTAATCGTTGCCGATGAACCCGTGTCAATGGTTGATGTTTCCTTGAGAATTTCATTATTAGATTTAATGGCTAAAATGAATCAAAAACACGGCATCTCATTTGTTTATATTACGCATGATTTAGCGACAGCTAGATATATGGCCAATAACGGTCGCGTCATGGTGATGTACTTGGGATCCATCGTTGAATTAAATGAAGTAAACGAAGCCATTAGTCATCCTAAACACCCATATTTCCAAGCACTGTTACAAGCTGTGCCAGTCGCCAATCCTCATCATAAAAAGATGATTCACAAGTTGCCTTTGAAAAGCATGGAAATTCCTGATATAAATCATTTACCTACTGGGTGTCAATTTCATCCGCGCTGTCTTTATGCAACAGATGTATGCAAAATTCATTGTCCTAGCTTAAGAAAGTTAGGAACCGGACTAGTTGCTTGTCACCATAGCGAGCGTATTGTAAATGCATATGATCAACAAATTTATAAATAACGGGCGTTGTGAACTACTTTTCTTTTGTATTTGAGGGCTTTACAAATTAAACTTTACTCTTTCTAAGAATTTTTGCTAAAAAGATAGAAAAAGGTTGTGTGAAGCCAGTTAAAGAAAAAAAGGGTTGACTTCAACTCAAACTTTAAAGTGATCTCGAGAAAATCTCTTGAACAGGTGAAGGTCAGTTATTCTGCTAGATTTTCTCGAATTTGCTTTTGAAAGCAAAGTGTTAGTCTTATCATATTGTATGGAGTAGAGGTTAATAGTCAAATGACAAAGATTGAAATAGGCAAAATAACCATAAAAAAACTTAAGAGGTAGTAGAAATGTTTTGTTAAAAAGCTGATTTAGAATGGTTTTAAAGTAAAGGTTTAGATGATGTCTATAAAAACTGTCTAGATAAGGGAGAAATTTTAGTTGCAGAAGATCAAGGTAACATAATAGCTTCTGGAGAATCATATAAAAAGTTAATAATCGTAGAGCTCAAATTGAGCAGATGCCTGTCAATAAAAATTTTAGAAATAATCAATACTATGTAGTGTAGAGGTATTTACTCAGGATAAAGTATTCATATTGGAAATCAAAAGACTTAGTGCGAACCAGACGATTTTACTTAAATAATGATTATTAAATAATTGGTGAAAAAGGTGGATCTATTTATTTTGAAAATTTAAACGGGAAATAGATTGATTAATTATTTAAAACAAGTTAACAGCTGATGGACTCTATATTTCGTCAAAGATTCTTATTTTCATTAACTTAAGAAAGACATAATGATGACAGTCGTATTACTATCAGTTTACCATTTTTGTTACCTCATGAATGTATCCAAGTGATGATTTGACTCAATATCAGTCTTTTAACAATAAGCTTAAATTTAAAATAATAAAAATATAGAGTAAATATTTTATATTTTCTTGAAAATTTAAAAATCTATGATAAAATATTAGAAGGTAGTCTAGTGGTATGTAAGTTATGGGCTTTATTAAAAAAGATAAAGCTCATACTTATGTATTCCATGACTAAAGGAGTTTCAAATAGTTTAATGAAGGATATTAGCCTTTTATTTAGACGATATCGTGACATCAGAAAGCGGTCGTGGCGGAATGGTAGACGCGCCAGCTTGAGGGGCTGGTAGGAGCAATCCTGTGGAGGTTCGAGTCCTCTCGGCCGCACCATAAATAAAAACAGGCGTTTACAAAATCAGATTTGTAAGCTTTTATTTTGTAAAAGAAAGTATTATTTTAAATATAATTATTAAAAAAACCATTAGAATGAGGAGTAGCTAACGACTACTCCTTTTTTGGATGCTGAAAATGAAATATAGTAATGTAAGTCCTTTGTGAGGGTACACAAAACGTGAAGTATACTAGGTAAATCAAGTTGCTATTATTTAATTATCAAACCAAAGAAATTTGAAGTTTGCCATCAGTAAATGTATATTTTAAGGGTGAAAAGTATCAGGTGAGAGGGCAGCCATTTTTATCAGTGCTTACATTTAAGGGGAGAAATTGACATATTAAGAATGGAATCAAGGGAAAGTGAAAAGGCTTAACTCCTAATGAATATGACAATTAGGCCTGACACCCTGTTTCAAGCACAACCATTTATTTTGAACAAATAAAAAAACTAAGAACTTATTACAATCAATGTGAATGATTTTTATTTCAAAAGATGTAGTAATAAGTGACTTGATTTCCGTAATGACAATCATTTGCTAGTTTATTTAAAACAGGAAATACTTGCTACCTTATTGATACGTGATAGCTGCTAAAATAAATTGTAAAGCCTTGACTGTTTTTTTGATCAAGGGGTACTTTTATGTATGAAAATGACCATTTTTGTAAATTTTATCTCATGGTTTTATCTCTGTTACTTGCTAGTTTCCATGACAATTACGGTAACACAATGCCTTTTAACGCTCTATAGCATTTAGTCTATATTCTCTTATGAAGTATTTTTTTGTTCTTAACGGCAACGATATAATAGTAATTCAACTTAACACCCTTATTGAATTTAACGTGTCGATATTTATTTGAAAAAGCAAAAATTATGGGTAAATAGCAAAAAGATGGTAAAATTAGGCTCAAAGAAGTGTTAATACGATAAATGAAATATATAATTCACTGATTCTATAAAATAAAAAACAGTTATCATCTAAGGGATTATTTAAGAAGAAATTTAAATTTTTTCTCATTTTATAATGAAAGCAAACACTTTATTTTAACAATTAAGTAAAAGATTATTTCATGAAAAAATGTCCATCCATTCTATTTAAAGTCGCTAAAGCATTAGAGTAGGAATTGGGTGGATAGCTTCAGGAAACTTATATCGCCGAGGCAAATGAATGGATTCCTTCTGTAAAGACCCTTTATAATTGACCAAAGGCTATTAACGGTTAAGAATATAGAGCTTTCATAAAATACCAACCGTCGTAGCCGAAAAATACAAAGATTAAGAGGCTAGGAAGAAGTGTTTTTGAACGTGGTGAAAGCGATCTTAAATCGTGAGGAATTGGGGGATTGGGAAAAAGACTTGGTCAAAGGCTCTAAGCAAAAAGGCAACCGGCTCTTTAACCCTCGTGGAGCGCTGATCTTAAAGGTCCCTAGCGTAGAAGTGGTTCACACCCTTTTGTCTGAACATGGCTTGTTGATGTTTAAGTCCATTACATTGGATAATGGATTTGAATTTAGATAAATGAGTAAGCTAAAGCAGCTCGGGAATCACTCCATGACTTAAAGATTGCCGACTCCACTTAGGGACGAGGAAATCACCAGAACTTCAAGGGACTTTACGGGAATTAGTCCCGTAAAGCTTACTCTCTATTACTTGACAGAGGAAAAGATCTTAAGCTTTGAATCTGCCCTTAATAGTCGTTCACGAAAATGAAAACGAAAGAAATAATAGCAGAATATAACAATCATAAGAGTAGAGTAGCTGCTTTAAATGGTGAGTTAGCGTATTTTAGATAAGGCAACTAGGTTCGTTAAAGTTGCAAGGGATGGAGAAGAATTAATTAAAGTTCAACATGATACTGAAGATTTTCACATAAATATCCTCAATAAAAAGCAGCAAATTCAAAACCAGTTAGTTGTTGATCAAGGGTTTATTGCCAGAGTCGAGTCAGCATTACAGAATTTAAAGGTAAGAATTGGAGCGAGAGAATATGACATTTTTGGAGCTAGACATTTTAAAATTCGGACCATAGATTATATCGCTATAAAAATGGCTATGCTTTTCCCAGTAGTATTCATAAAAAGTTAAAAAAACAGGAGCTTTTGTTTGAAAAGGTGGTCAATCTAGAAGATGAGCTTAGAATTGGCAAAAAAAACGGGGAAATTTTGACCAAGATTTTCTTAAAAGTCGTGTTAAGATAATAGAGTCAAAGGAGACAAAATCCTTTGTCAAAATTGACTCTTAAGTTGATAAACATTAAGATTAGTGGCGGACCAGAAATGCTGATTGGATTTGATAAAGACGAAGTAAGTAGGTCATGAATAGGCAGATGGTTGGTTAAAAGGCGTAAAAATTTTATTAATGACTAAAAAGACTTTAATGATCGATCAATGAATAATTTTGAAAGTCATAAAGGTTAACAATGCTAGTAAAGATTGAGTGATATTGGGAACTTTTACAGTAGCACTGGCACACAGCCAAGAGTCAGTGATTAACACAAAATACTTGCTTTAGTTTAGCCTTACAAATTCCGTAGATCCAGCTAATTTTAACAACAATAAGCCGATTGACAGTCAGTTATTTAAAGGGATCAGAAAGAGCTTACGACACTTATGTCTGATTTAAGTTGTCTCTAAAAATAAATGAGTCCGACCCACTAACAGTTAACCCTTTTAACGGATTATGATTTAAAGTAACCGCTTAATCCATGAAAATGAGGAAGTTAAGAAATGCAAAAAAAGCTTCAAACGTCTATGACGCATGACAACCTTTCGAGTGGTGGCAATCAAAAGCTATTTAGTGAAGCTAGTTGCTATTGGAAAAAGAAACGAAGGGATTAAAGTTAGACTTATCTATCTACTTAAAATGGTAAATAATGGAGGGTTTTAAATGAAAAGAAATGAGTTCAATCAGCAAGCAAAAATGGAAAAAAAAGCTGTTAATCTAGATGAAAGGAGGGGGTTAACCTTCTTAGATATGTTTCCAGATGAAAACTTAGCTCATAGGGTGGCACAAGCATTTAATAGACAAGTCACGGATGAAGCGAGCCCCGAAGAATTAAATGACTTTCAAGGTGCTATTTGGGCAGAGGATCAAAACATTAGCAATCTAGAAGGAATGCAACATTTAAGAAACTTAACCGGATTACAATTATCTAATAATCACATTCGAGATGTGGAAGTACTAAGTGATTTAAAAAACTTATTGGTGCTAGATTTATCAAATAATCACATAAGCGAAGTGGAAGTACTAAGTGATTTAAAAAACTTATTGGTGCTAGATTTATCAAATAATCACATAAGCGATGTCCAACCCTTTAGACATTTGACAAGCCTTTTAATCTTTAACTTATCAAGTAATCATATTAGCGATTTATCATCGTTGGGTACGCTTCAGACTCTTGTCTCAGCACCATCACAGCAACTAGAATTACCAGCTACTAGTCAAGGAAATTATCCAACTAATCTTTATATAAAAAATCAAACTGGGCAAGTTCCACCCCTAACATTAGTCCCAATAGGGGGAGAATACAACTCGCAAATAGGAGCTATCACTTGGGGTGCAATCGGTCAAAATAGTTTAAGTTGGAGTATGACTAATACTTTGGGAGTGGTTAATTTTTCTGGTACAATAACCCAATTTGTAGAAGCGGGAAATTTTGTTGACTCAGCAAAAGCACTTCAGGAACAAATGGTTCAATGGCGTCGAGAACTGCATAGACGTCCTGAATTAGGCATGAACTGTGAAGTGACCGCCCAGTATGTGCGCCAACAGCTAATCGAGATTGGATATGAACCTGAGCAGATCAAACCCCTAGCCGGTGGCTTCGTGATTGATATCGGCTCTAAAATTTCAGATCAAATGATTATACTTAGGGCAGATATGGATGGACTTCCCATTGAGGAACGCTCTGGAGTCAGCTATTCCTCAGAAATCCCAGGACGAATGCATGCGTGTGGACATGATCTGCACACGTCGATGCTGCTAGGAGCAGCCAAAATTTTGAAAGAGAACCAAGATAAAATTCAGGGCACCATTCGGTTGATGTTCCAACCTGGAGAAGAGACTCTTGAAGGTGCCAAGGCCATGGTTGCCGCAGGAGTATTGCAGAAAGAAGAGAGATCAGAGGAGCTAGTGGATGCGGCGTTGATGATCCATGTTGCCACGGGATTTTCTGAACTAAATGGATTAGAAATTCCAAGCGGAATGGTCGGTATTCCGTCTGCTGGACCTTTTATGGCGGCCTCAGATCGTTTTCGGATTCAGGTGACGGGCAGCGGTGGACATGGTTCGATGCCTGAAGACACAAGAGACTCCATTCATGCCTTGTGTCATATTGCGACGGCGCTATCGTCCATTATTAGTCGTGAGATTTCTAGTTCAGAACAAGCGGTGATCTCCATTGGGTCTGTTGAGGGTGGAGACCCTAGTGCTCCCAATGTCATTCCAGAAGAGGCGTTTATGTGGGGAACCATCCGCACCTACAGTGAACAAACGCGGCACTATATTCATCAACGAATCGTGGAAATCACCAGAGAGATTGGTAATGCCTTTCGCGTGAATGCAGTGGCTGAGATTATAGAAGGAGTCCCAGCTTTAAACAACGATGCCATCGTTGTGGATACGATCTCAGGGATACTCAGAGAAAAAATCCACAGCGCTGAATCTCCAGTCAATAGCTTGGGAGATTACCGATTGAGCGTCTCAGAGGATTTTGCTGTGGTGACAGATAAAGTTCCGGGAATGATCGTTATCGTTAACACCTCTATTAATGATTGGCCTTATCCCCTTCACAGTCCATTTGCTAAGTTTGATGATAGTAAATTATGGGTCGGTGCAGCGACCTATGCCACAATGGGTATTGAATGGCTAAAAAATAATCGCTAGATAAAGAGCAAAGGATCAACTAGAACAGCTAATGCAGCAGCTATATTAGGGGATGTCATTTGAGAACGTTCCCAGTTTTGAGACTCCCCGATATGTCTGGTTGACATTGCTAAATTGTTATTAACTCAGTTAATCATTTACTAATCAAAAAAATTAAGAGGGTGTAAGAACGAACGTACAAAGTTGATTTTAGACAGACAATCCCTATAGATAGCTAAGATTAATGTCAACCAAAAGTTATGACACCATCATAAATACAAGGAGGAAATAAGATGACACAGCCAATTTTTGGTAGAGATAAAGTTTTAAAATTCAGACAATTAAAAAACGCAGATAAAGAAAATGCCGCGAAATTAGCGCTCCAAATTGAACACACCATATCCTATGATATGAATGCTGATAGTCAACAAACAAAAGATGGACCGATTAATTATTCCGGCGGTTTAACTACAACGATAGATATTACAGCGATATCCACACGTGATGCCATTAATCAAATGCTAAGAGAAAGTGTCTTACAACAAGAAATCTTGGAAGTTTGGGAAATCGATCTCGGAGCCGAGCCTAAAGCTGGCAAATATCCAGCAAAATATGGGCGGGGCATCTTAGCAACTTGGGAAGACCCGGCTAATGTTGAAGAAGCGTCCCAATTTAGTACAACATTTAATGTGGATGGATATTTACAAGATGGGTATGTAGCGGTTAGTGAGGAAGAATTAGCAGAAATTCAATATACATTTAGAGGAACAGAAAAAGTAGAAGAATAAGAGTGGTTTCACACCATCTTTTTTCAAGGAGGAAAAAGAAAATGCAAATAACGATCCAAGAACACACCTATGATTTAAAATTTGGGATAAAATTTATTCGCGAAATGGATAAAAAACATTCGTTAGTGCGGGATGGTATTACGTTTGGAGCAGCTTTAGAAATCACAGTACCCATGCTATGGGCCTGTCACACCGTTGCGTTATCTGATGTGATCTATCATGCTACCTGCACTGAAAAACGTAGGCCTAAACCAGAAGAAGTTGATCGGTTTGTGGAGGAACATGAGAATATTGAAAGTCTTTTTCAAGAGGTGATTGAGGCGTTAAAAAAGGCCAATGCTACCAAATTGAAAATAAAGAATCTCGAACGCGAACTGAAGAAATAGAAACCCAAACGTCACAGCAGGTCTATGAAGAAATCATCATAAACTGTCTTCGTTTTCTGGGATTAAGGGAAATGGATGTCATCGAATGCATGACGTTAGATGAGTATCGATTACGGATGAAAGCTTATCAATTAACACGAGTTGACAGAGAATATTTTATTTATTTACAAGCCTGGGTCAATCGAGATGTCCAATCAGAAAAGAAAAAAGGAAGAAAAACCGAGCCTTACTATAAGTTATTTAAAGATTTTTTTGATTACGAAAAACGAATGAGAACCATTGATGGTAAGGAGAGTGAACAAGAAGCGAGATTAAAATTATTCGCCAAACGACAACAAGAATTTAGGAGTTGGAAACATGGAAAGATATAGTGTCACTGCAGTGTTAAGTGCCATAGATAATGGATTTACAAGTTCCATAGACGAGGCAACTAAAAGTGTGAATAATCTTGATATGGCCATTAAACATGTAACGGCTTCAATTTTAAACATGGCACGGGAAGTTGCCGCTTTTAATTCAGTGAACAGTTCCGTAGCGCAATTAAAAGATAGTTTTCAATTAGGTAGCAAAGAAGTTGAACACTTAAGTAAAGTATTAAAAGAAGTCATTGAACAAGTCACGAGTGTGCAAGAAAAGGTCACTGGCTTTGGAAAAAATGCAATGGACTGGTTAGGAAAAACAGCAAGTTCCATGAGTAAACTGGTGCCAGACGACTTATTTGGTAAAATAACCACCCTAGGTGGACAAGTCTCCAAGTTAGGAAGTAAATTTTTAGACATGCTTCCAACTAGCGTCATTAAAAATATGACCAGTATCGGGATCGTAGGTTCCAATGTGGTACAAACGATACAAAGTAAAATGCCAGGCTTAGCTGGTGCTTTTCAAAAAGTAACAGCTGTATTAGGGAGTAGCCTCAAAATCGCGACAAATACCGGAATGGGAGTACTCTCCACGATGACAAGTGCCTTAACGCAAGTGGTAGGCGTAGCCATAAAAGCAGTAGGACCTACGGCTATTGTAGGAATGGCCTTAGTGGGTCTAGGGATGTTACAAAATATGTTTGGTGAGCAACTTAATGACCTGATTTATCAAGCCACGACTGAAGGTCCCAATATTATTGCTGGACTCATTGATGGTCTTGTCAGCAAGATTCCTGATTTAATCGCTACCGGGACAATATTAATTGTAAATTTATTAGGTGCTATAACAGCCAATTTACCAGTTATTATGGAAGGCGGTATGGCTATTTTAACGAGTTTAATCCAGGGTGTCATCGATAGTCTGCCGCAATTAATTCCAGCCATTATCACAGTCGTGACAACTTTTATTAAGACGATCATTGAAATGTTACCCCAAATTATTAAAATGGGGCTGCAAATCTTGTTAGCACTGGTGAATGGGATTTTGGATAACATGGATTTTATCATGGAATCGGTGCAAAGTATTTTTACGACGCTAACCAATGCAATTATTAATCATTTACCAGACATTATTAACATGGGGATCCAAATTCTATTAGGCTTAGTTGAGGGAATAGTAAAGATGCTACCGCAAATTGTGATCATGGGTATTGAAATGTTGACTGTATTGATTGCGACAATTTCTGAGTGTTTACCGTTTATTTTAGAAGCTGGTGTTGAGATTATCATGTCCTTAATACGGGGAATTGTTGATAATTTTCCAGATATCGCTAAGGCAGCTCTAGATTTAATCGTGACCTTAATTGAGGCGATTGTTACGAATTTGCCGACCCTTATATTAGCTGGGTTTGATATTATTTTAGCTTTAATCTTCGGTATTGTTGAAATGCTTCCAGATCTATTGAAATATGGCTGGGAGATTATTAAAGCCTTAGCCATGGGAATTATCAAAGCGATACCCGAACTGATATCTGCCGTTCTCAACTGGATAGGTGAAAAATTTAGTAATTTATGGAGTTGGATTACAGGTGGTGCAAAAGATTGTGCGGAAGACACCGAAGAAGAAATGCAAAAGATGATGGATGGCATGGAAAATACCACAGCTAAAATGTCTGAAAGTACGACGGCTATTACTAGTCAAATGAGCGATGAGGTGGCACACAATGTCAGTGATATGTCCACTACGGCGACGAATTTAGCTGAAAAAATGAACACGGATGTCTCTAGTGAAATGAAAGATATGAGTACGGCTTCTTCAATGGAAACCAATGCTATGTACAATTCGGTTAGTAGTCATTTAAGCAAGACCAGTGATGCAAGTACAAGTAGTATGGGGACCCTGGCAAATACTATTGAAAATGGCTGTGCTAACGCTGCAAAAGCCGCAAGTGATAGTTTTAACCAGTTAGAACAAAGTGTACAAAGTGCCATGAATACGATCCATAGTGCTTCGACACAAGGTATCAATGGGCTGCTAAACACTTTTGAATCTGCTTTTTCTAAAATGCCCGTTATAACTGATAGCTCTATGAAGCAAGTTGCAAGCAGTCTTGTCAAAAACCTCAATGAAGCCATCCAACAACTCTCCACTTTATCAACTAAGACGACAGAAATAGGTATGCAGGTGATGAATGGGTTAGCAGCTGGGATTAACAATCGAGCTCCTGTCGCCATTCAGGCGGCCAGAGCAGTGGCCAATCAAATTGCTGAAGTGATGAGAAAAGCGCTAGATATTCATTCACCTTCAAGGATAACCAGAAAAATAGGCGGCCAAGTATCCAAAGGAGCCGAATTAGGTATTTTAGATCATCTAAAAGATGTACAAAAAGCCAGTGCTACTTTAGCACAAGCGATGGAACCAGGTGCCATCTCCAATCGTGTTGCGCAAGTTCATTATGATTGGAACCAACAGGCTGCCTTTACTGTAAGCCAAGCAGACGTTAACCATCAAGCAAGCCATGATTATTTAATAGCGGGGATTAGTCATGCCATTGAAAATAGACCTTTACAAGTTACATCTGTCTTAAACGGTCGTATTTTAGCAGAGGAAACCACACCAGCCATTGATCGGCATCTCGGTCAAAATAGTTTATTACAAAGGAGGTATGTATGATGTATACTAATGGCTTATACATTGATGAGATTCATACTTACCATGATTGGCAATTGATTTGTACAAGTGTAACCATTGACGCTCCTGAAAGAAAAACTTTCTATGTTAGTATTCCAGGACGCAATGGCGATTTAGATTTGAGCGAAGCACTGACAAATGGTCCCCGTTTTGGAAATCGTTCCTTAGCATTCACCTTTATGGTGCGAGACTCAGATATGGAAAAATGGCATCAAAAATATTCGCAAATTTTTAATTTTTGTCATCATCGGAGACGGAGAATCTGCTTAGATACAGACCCTACGTATTTCTATACCGGACGCTTGTTGGTGCAATCCGAAAAAACGTTTCTAGGTGTCCCAACATTTACCTTACAAGTAGATGCAGAGCCTTACAAACGAACGATTTTCACCAGCTTAGATGACTGGCTGTGGAATCCATTTGATTTTGAAAGTGACATAACCCGCGATTATCAGGCTATTCAAGTCGTAGGAGAAAAAATGGTCGTTATCGAGGGAAGTCTGATGCCAATTATACCTGTGATCATAAGTAGTGCTCCTATGGGCGTTGTGATCAAAGGAAAACATTATCAGTTACAAGCAGGAGAAAATAACATTCTTGATAGTTACATCACCGAGGACCATGATGAGTGGCTCTTTATTGGCCATGGAACGATCACCATTAGTTATCATTGGGGGCAGCTATAATGTTTACGGTCACGATCTATTTAGAGCAACAAGAATATCCATTATATGATTTAAGAAATGATGAATTATTCATCTCGCAACCCACATTAGTGCAAGAATTAAATAAATCAGGTCAGTTTACCTTTAGTGTTTTAAATACACATCCTTACGGCCATAAAATTAAGAAAATGGAAAGTGAAATCCGCATCTATGAAAAGGGTCAATTAATTTATAATGGACGGCCTATTTACTCAGAAACAGATTTTATGGAGACGATTAAATATATTTGTGAAGGAGAATTAGGCTATTTATTAGATAGCGTCTACCATCCTTTTGAGTTCCAAGGTCAAATCACAACGTTTTTTCACCATTTACTACAAAATCATAATGCACAAGTAGAGGAGAAACAAAAGTTTGAAGTAGGTGAAATGACAATAGCAGATAGTAATCGTATTCTTAATTGCTCCAGTGAATACCACATGAATACGTTAGAAGTCTTACAGAGCCAATTAGTGGATCCCTATGGTGGATATCTTAGAGTCCGTCATCAAAACGGCAGAAGATATCTAGATTATATTAGTGATTACGGTCGTGTGAATGAACAAATGATTGAATTTGCAGAAAATTTATTGGATATTTCTAAATTTATTGATACTAATGAGTTCATAACAGCCGTCATCCCCTTAGGCGCTGAAATAGAAGTAAGTGAGGGTGTCTGGCAAAGAGTGACCATTGCCGCGGTTAATAATGGTCAGGAATATCTGGTAGACGAAGAAGCTAAAGGTAAATACGGTTGGATTTGTCGAACGGTTGAATTTGATGATATCACGCTACCATCGGAGTTAATGAAAAGAGGCCAAAAGTATTTAAATACTTCAAAAAGTTTATCTTTAACCATAGAGCTAACTGCTTTAGATTTAAGTCTATTAAATATGAATCTGGATAACATCCGTATCGGTGATTTTATTCGAGTGATCAGTAAGCCACACGCTATCGATGATTTATTTCTAATTTCAAAAGTTGCCAAAGATTTATCGGATCCAACAAATAATACCGTCGTCTTAGGAAAAACGTTAACTACTTTTACAGCGGATGTCACCACGACACAAAAAGAATTTAATCAGACGGCCAGGCAAGTCAGGGAAGAGCAAAGTACGGTTAGTACTTTGCTGGATACGATGCAGTCCATTAGAAATGAACTACAAACCTTAAAAAGAGAGTTACAGGGCGTGGAAAGGCCAACGATATTATTTCAAGGGAGTCTACGAGCCGGTCAAAATATAAATTGGGAAAGCAGCGCCCTAGCTTATAAAAAATTACGTATCTATCTAAGATTTGAAGAACAAGAACAGATCTATACCCTTGATTTTTCTCAAACGGAAAGTAAAACGGCAATGGTAACCTCAATGGGTGTGGATTCAGATCATTTAGTAATGGGACAACTCTTAGCCAATCGAACCCAGTTTCATTTTCCATTTTTACACAAGCGTTCGTTAAGTACAGGAGAAGTTCATGACTTAGATAACCATTCGTTATACTATGTCTATAAAATTGAAGGCGTTAAGGAGGTGCTGTAATGGCAGAGATTGAAGACAAAGTCAAACAAATTAGAGAAGCAAGATATGGCAAAGAGGTAAGAGAGTCTATTGCCAGTGGCATCGAATCAATTAATCAAAAGGCGAATCATGTCACGGCGTTTATTGAAGAATTTGAAGAACAAGTAGCCAGTGGCTATTTTAAAGGAGAAAAGGGCGAACAAGGTGAACCTGGCAGTATTGAAAATATTGATTTGTCAGCTTATGAAAAGAAAATTAATAAGGTAAATGAAATTAATAGTGCTTCTAATAGCACACAGTATGCCAGTGCCAAAGCTGTTTATGATTACGTCCAGAGTTATGGGAAAAACACCATTATTTTTTCGACTTCCGACATCGCTTCTGGTGTACTATCTTACACCATTCCTAATATTGAAAATTACCAGATGATCATTGTACGTTGTGGTGCTTCTTTCAACAATAATACCACTGTTTCAATTCCATTGACTCCCAACGCAGCTTTTTATGCAACGACTGCTTTTATTACTAATGATTTAGGCTTTGTGGCAGCGGCGGCAATGCACGTAAGGATCAATGGTTCCACAGTAAATCTAACTACTCATTGGTCAAGAACGTGGTTACCGGAAAACTTAAGAATATTTGAAATCTTTGGTGTCACTTAATAAAAGAGGTGTTGGATGTTTACTCATATGAAGCTTACTAGGAAAGAAGTGTCAAAATTTAAAAGTTAAAACGCCATAACAATTTCATTAAAATCAATGTTTAAATTACTTATCCTAGTAGTTTCTTATCTTTGATTATATAAGATAAACAACTGTTTAAAAAAGCTGACCAGAAAGGAGGTGAAACATGAAACCATTTATTTGTAAAGAAAATAGATCAGGAATATCCCTACCAGAGGTTTGTCAAATATCTGATTGGTTAGTACCAGTGGCCCAAGTAGAAGATATTAAAAATCCCAATCGATTACATGCTTATATAACACCAGAAAATAAGGTATACGTACTTAATCAACAAGGAACAGGATTAGCAATCCTCGAGGAAAATGTTATTGCGAACATAACTAAGAATGGGACGCCATTAAAGATTGCAGATAAAACAGTTAATCTGGATTTGTCTCCTTATGAAGAGAAGGCCAATAAAGTAGGAGAGATTAATGAGACGGCAACTACCAATCAATATGCAAGTGCTAAAGCCGTTTATGATTATGTGGATAAAATCATAGATCATTCAAAAGGAGCAAAATTAGCATTTGGTATTGCGAAACGAACAGGTAATCATACTTTTACTTTACAGATTCCCATACTGGGTTCTACTAGAAGTGAGATAAACGGCTCCCTTATATTGGTGTATTTTGAAAACACAATCGAAGCCCAAAACACTGGAGAAGTAGAGGAAATCATGATCAACAGTGTGGCTTTCGGGACAAGAAAAGAATTTTTAGATATACCAGGGACAAATTCTGATTTAGGAAAACGCCCCTTAATTAAAGATTTATTAGAAAAGCGAGCCTTAGTTCTGATTGACAATATTGCTTTTACGGAGGGTTTAGAGTCTCATGCCAGAATTTTTGAAATGGAAAATATGGACGGTGACTCCATGATAAAAAATGAAAATGGCCGCTGGGAAGTCAGCACTCACTGGTTAAAAACTTATTTTGATTTAGAAAAGCCTACTGTTTTGGCAAGTGATGTAAAAACAGTTGCCAATAGCAATGTTCAAGCAGAGCTAGATCTGATAAATGAAGCTGGATGGGTGACAACTAATCGTTTAAGTGACTCATCCGTATCAGGAGATAAAATAGATGATAGTGTCTTATTAAAAATTTATCCTGTTGGAGCCATTTATATCAGTGTTGTCAACACCAATCCCAGCACTTTATTTGGCGGTGTTTGGACAGCTTTTGCGACGGGCAGAACGCTTGTGGGGGTCGATACCTCTCAAACAGAGTTTAATACTATCGAAAAAGCCGGTGGTGCAACAACACATACTCTAACAGTAAATGAAATACCAGCTCATACCCATCAAATTTATAATCGTAACTATCATGTTGCTGCTAGAACCGATGTAAGTCTAGATATTGCAGGAAATCATGGAAGTAGTATGATCGCAAGTGGGGCCACTGGAGGGGGATTAGCCCATAACAATTTACCACCTTATCTAACAGTCTATATGTGGAAAAGAACAGAATAAATAAACGGTAATTTTGATAAAAAGTCGTTTATTAGAGCTATCATAATCATCGAGATAGGCTCTTTAATACCTTTAAAGATGAGCTTACTTTAACTAAGACTCATTAGTTCTAAATTAACTGGAAAATGGCGCATAAGTTTCTATCAACGACAGCTCGGTAAAACGTTACAAGAAATAATACAAGTACGTTAAAGACGAATGAATGAAAAAAATTAAAAAAACATAAAGGAGCGTTACTAATGAAAACAATCATCCATGGAACTAGAAATTTTGGCTATGCTTTAATCGATCAAAGTGAAAAAGACCCTAAATTCTTAACCCCTAAATTCTTACCGGGAATCACAGCCATGACCATTGAAGTCGAAGAAAAAACAACACCGGTGTATGCCGATAATGAAACCTTCGGGTTCTTGCACGGCGCCAAAGTCAGAACCGCTGAAGCAACCGTTTTACACATTACCGAAGACTATGCAGATGCCTGTCTTGGGATGAAAAAACATCAAAACGGCATGTTAACCGATACAGGAGAAAAAGTAACTCACTGTATCTTTTTTGAAAGTACAGAAACCGACGGTGAAACAGGCGCTGAAACCCCAACTCTCCATTATTTATATGCCTGTCTAGCCACTGAACCGAAAGTTGAATTACAAACCGATGGAGAAGAAGTGGAAGCGGGTGAACTGGTCATTCCTTATACTTGTCGAGAAAGTGCCATTGCGCTAGATCAAGAAGGGGCAAAAGTTCAATATGCAAAAATCGTAAGAACATCGGCGAATGCCACCCTTTATGATACATTCAAAAATAAAGTCCTATTACCAACAGATTTAGTCTAAAGGAGTGAGTCAAATGAATGGAATTATTAAACATGTCTTTAAACCCAAGAAAATAATGATCGATGAAGCCACGAAAGAACCAAACGTGATAGAAGGAGAACCTATCACTTTTTATTTTTCCTTATTACAACAAGGTCATCAAATCTTTGAAGAATTATACGGTAGTGGCATGATGGCAGTCATCGCAAAAGCAACGGTGGATCCAAATAAAGTCAGCCCTAAAGGCAATCCCAAAAAGAAACTAGAAAATGAGGTAATGCCTGCTAATTATCAGGTGATGGATTTAGTGACCAATAGTAAATTTATCACTTCTTTAGCCGCAGCTTCGTATCTTAAAATTTTAGATGATGGAACCATTGTCAATAATCTAGTAACCGCCAATGAATTTCTTGAAAGTGAGGCTATCCACGGACTGACCCAAGACATTGAGTTTGCCCAAAAATTGATGCAAATGATAACTGATACTTTACCCCAAGAAACTAAAAAAACGAAAAAAGCAAACTCGGTTACAAAAAGTAAAAAAAAATGATCACCTCGGTTTATGTCAATGCCCTCTGTATAGAATGTCAGATTGATTTAAATTGGGCTTCTAAGCAGACTTGGAGGCACTTATTTAAATTGTTTGATGAACTAATCGAAATTAAAAAACCACGAGAAAAGAAGCATACAAAAGCTTCCGTAGAACAAATAAACCAATTTATAAACTAATGAAGGAGGTGTCATATGACCACCACTAATGAATTAGCAGCTATTTCCCAAGATGCTGCTAATGTTGCTTCAAAAATACAACAATTAGAAACAAATGTTCTTAGCTTCGTCAATCAGGTAAACGGTCTGACGACAGAGGTCAGTGGTTTATTCTCAACAGTAGGCGGTATCTTTGATAACGTGGCTGAATCTCTCGCGGGTAATGGCGAACAAGCAAACATCCTTTCAGAAACTTTTGCTAATTTAGGTCAGTTTGTGGTCGGGGTCGGAGAAAATTTCGCTCAGATTGGAGAAGTAATCACAACGGCAACCGCTATCTATGAAAAAATCAAGACAGCCGTTGATGGGTTGTCTTTAGCCTTTAGTGCTTTGGGAGGAGTTAAAACCGCAATTATAGCCGTTATTATGGCTTTAATTTTAATATTTGTTAATCTATATCACTCAAATGAAGACTTTCGAAATGCAGTTAACGCACTAGTAGATAAGGCCCTATCCTTGTTAAATACTTTTATCAATCATATTCTAATTCCGGCCTTATCAAAACTATGGGAATGGATAAAAGAATATATTGTCCCCATCTTAACCAAATTAAAGGACTTGTTTGTGGAAAAAGTTGTCCCCGCCTTGCAAACAGTCGCCA